ACGTTCTTCGTGATCCGCGAGGTGGTGTCAGCAAATAGTAACAAATGGACAAAGCTCAGCTTTGCTTCCAGCTTGCCCAACAAGCTGTAATCCCGCCAAGTCCCGGTAACAACCGGGCACCCTTGCCCACGGCTTCGGCCGTAGGCTTTTTCCGTTTGCTCACTCCATAACTACAACAGGAGCAACCCATGCTGACTGATCCCCGTATCGAGCGGATGGTCGCCGAACGCGAACAGCTTTCGACCCGACTCTCCAGCCTCCGAACCTTCATCGCCTCCGACAAGTGGCTCGAAGTTGAGCGTGCCGAACGGCAGCGCCTGATCCGGCAGGAGGCGATCATGACCGACTACGTCGCCGTCCTGACTGAGCGGCTGGACGCCTTCCACGCCGCCCAGTCCGATGACTTCGCACTAGGCAAAGCATGCGACCCAAGCGGCCGCTTTTCTTCAGCTCAACAGAACAACAAGAACATGAGCACCATCAAACCACAGCTCGCGGATGACGCGAACTTCGACACCCTCCCCTACCCCGTCTGGGGTATGCCCAAAATCGACGGAGTCCGCGCCCTACAGCCCAACGACAAGCTGGTCGGCCGCAGCCTCGATGAGTTCAAGGGCTTCGGTGTCACTGAACTCTTCAGCTACCTCGCTCACAGAGGCTTCGACGGAGAGCTGACACTCGGCGTCAACCCTGTCGCAGCCCCCGGCGAAAGCCTGTGTGCACAGACAACTGGCGCAGTCGGTGCGTTCAAGGGCGTCACCGAACCGCCAAACCTGTACTGGTGGCTGTTCGACCTTGTGACGCCAGAGACACAAGACCAAGAGTACGCAGTCAGGTACACCACCCTGCGAGAGCTGATCATCAAACTGAAAAACGATCGGCTTCGCCTTGTGCCATTCACTGTGATCCTCAACGCCGACGAGGCCAGAGCGTTTGCCGCTGACTGCTTGGAGGAGGGGTACGAAGGCGCAGTCTTCCGCAACCCACGTGAGAAGGTGAAGGAAGGGCGGCCCACCAAGTCAGGCCAGCAGTTCATGCGCTTCAAGCCTTGGGGTGATTTCGAGATCCGGGTCACGAAGCTGATCGAGGAAGAGACCAACACTAACGAGGCCAAGAAGAACACCCTCGGAAAGACCGAACGCAGTAGCGCGAAGGCCGGCAAAGTGGCCAACGGCAGCGTTGGAGCGATTGTTGGGGAAGTCCTGAACGATGTCAGGTGCTCAATCACAGGGCGCCTGCTTTTCGAGAAGGGCAAAGAGATCACGGCTGGGTCTGGGCGGATGAAGGCGGCAGAGGCCAAAGCGTTCTTTGAGAACCCAGAGACGATCGTCGGCCACATCGCCAAGATCAAGCACCTCGCGTATGGCGTCATTGACCAACCTCGGATGGCGACATTTGAGTGCCTGCGAGACCCCATCGACATCGGAGAACCAGCATGAACGTCACCCACGAAAAGCTCGTCCAGGCGTTTGAGGACTGGGAGACCAATTTCCGCGCCAACCCCGACAAGTTCATGACCGTTGATGAGATGGCAGCCATGGAAGTGGCACCACTGGCCCAGGCCAGCGCAATCTACTTCATGGCGCTCCTGCGCCAAAGGGAGGCAGCATGAAGTGGCTGGTAGCAGACAGCGAAACAACCAGTGCCAAGGATGACCGCGGCGTATGTGAAATTGGCTGGGTCGAGATCGATTCGGAGTGGAACATCATCAATCAGGTGGAGAGCCTGATTGACCCACAGCAGCCCATCTCCCCGTCGGCGTCGGGCATCCACGGCCTGACCTACGACGATGTCAAGGATTCGCCCACACTGGACGAGTTCTTCGGCGAGGTGCACGGCAAGCGGTTCCAAGGCCCGGTGACCTTGATCGGCCACCGCATCGGGTTCGACCGCCCCGCTTTCGAACCTTACGTCGACGGCGAGGTGTTCGAGTTGGACACCCTGCGCTACGTCAGGCAGCTGTACCCCGACATGGACGACCACAAGCTCAGCACCTGCGTCTACGCCCTCGGCCTACCCCGTCACTTTGGGGGCGCTCACCGTGTACTTAACGATGTGATGTGGGCCTACCACCTGGCCAAGCACATCGCCGAGCGCATGAACATGACGCTGCCTGAGCTTGCCCGGCACGCTCAGAGGCCCATGCGCATCGCCTCACTGCCTTTTGGTAAGCACAGGGGTGAGGCCATCGAGGCCGTCCCCAAGAGCTACCTACGTTGGGCCAGAGAGAACATGACCCTCGACAACGACACCCTCTACACCATCAACTCCATCATCGGAGAGCCACAATGAGCTTCACAGACACCCACAACATGATCCGACACGCCGACACAGGTATCCCTGACGTCACCTATGACCAGTTCGTGGCCAACCTCTTCCGCCCCCTACCCCGATCCACCATGTTCACTCACGCCGTCCTGGGGATGGTGACCGAGTACCACGAAGCCTGTACAGCCAAGGACCGCACCAACTTCATCGAGGAGTGCGGTGACTACCTGTTCTTCATGACGGCCGCGCTGCAGCAACTGCCCCCGACGACGTACGAGGACGATGAGCTCCACGACCATGCGCACAGGGTGGCCAACGAGTCTTGGCAGTTCTTCCCCGACAGCGGAATCCCCAGCGAAGATGACATTGAACCCAGCATGGCGGACGCCGCGCAGTTCAACTTCAACCCGCTGCTGGACATCGCCAAGCGTTGGTTGGCGTACGACAAAGAACCCAACGACGAGCAGGCCAAGCAGGCCATGCTCTGCGCCACCTACGGCTTCCTGCTGCTCCACAGCAAAGACACCGAACTGCAGGACCTCGGCACCATCGAAGAGGTCATCCCGATGCTGGTGAAGACCAATGTCGCCAAGCTCAAGCACCGATACAAGGGCGGCTTCTCGACCCACGCCGCCCTGAATAGGGATGTGGAAGGAGAGTTGCGTGATCTCAGTCGAGTATTCGGAGTTTGATCTGATGAAGCTGGCGGGCGCCATCCAACGCCAGCTTCGCTACCACGGGGCATACGAAGTGTTCACCGAGGTGGTGGATATGGGCTTGGAGGTGTACGGTCTCGATGCCCCCAAATCCTACCGACCAGACCCACGCCCCATGGCGTGGGGCTTGCACGGCTCGACGGTCCTGTTCCAGCTGCTCAAGCAGCATCCGATCACAGAGCGCGAGTGGGCAAACATCTGCAGTGATTTCGGCAAGGTGCTGAAAGGGTTGCCGACCAAGGGGCGCAGTCCCTTTGGGACGCTGGAGGGCCACAGAGGAAAGCTGCGCGGGCCACACGTCAAGAAGGGCTCGAACCTTTCAACGGTGGCAGCCGTCATAGCCGCCCTGCAGCCCCGAGGGGTCATCACAGCGTTCGACGACAGCCTGTCGAACGGCCGCAAGTCCATCAATGGAGCGTTCATCGAGGTCGCAGGTGGGTCACTCAATTACGGGCTGGACCTGTACCACGGCACCGGGGACCTCCGGTGGGGCCAGATGTGCACCAAGCAGTTTCGCATCGCCACGCCCATCGCCTACAGGGCGTTGGTTCGTGACGTCATCTGCGTGGACGACCCGTTCCTCGAGACCATTCTGGCTGCGTATCACCACACGATGCGGGACCTCTTTCCGGAGAGGTTCCCGTCCCAGTATGCGCAACTCAACGAAATCTTCCGACAGCTCAGGACGGACATGGAGGCGAGAGCTCACGCTGCCTCTGTGTACGACGCAGTCGAGGGAGTCGGAACACAACCAGTAGGTCGTCGGGGCGCGTTCCGCCACCGGTACGACACCACGAAGCTGGCCAAGGAAGCCTCACTCGGGGACATCTTGGTCAGGTGCAGGGAGCAGAGGCTGAGCAAGCGCATGGGCTACACGGTCAACATGCTGGAGCTCTTCAACTTCTACGTCCTGAGGCATGAAGTGGTGAGTCCCAAGGGCTTCTACGACCTGACCCGAATCGACCCGTTGGTTGAGAAACCGGAGCCTCAGGCGGTGGTCGCAAACGTCGCAATCTGGAGGCTGAAACGCTGGCATGACAACCTGCATGACGTCGACTGAGTAAGTTGGTAACATCACGCGCCGCACAAAGCGGCGACTCACCTAAAACAAGAATAAAGAGTCGAGATGAACCTGATAGGTATCACCGGGCGGGCACGCTCCGGCAAGGACACAGCTGCGTCCTTTTTGCAACAGGAGTTCGGGTACACGCCCGTCGCCTTTGCCACCCCCATGAAGAAGATGGCTGCCGTGCTCACCGACGAGCACGTTCAGGCCATGAACCACGACGCCCTGAAAGAGGGTGAAGTGGAGTGGCTGGGGATGACCCGCCGACGCATCATGCAGCTGCTTGGCAACGACGCCATGAAGCCGGTGTTTGGCGATGACATCTGGGTCAGGCACTTGATGCACCGCCTGGACACTTGGTACAAGAACGAGAAGTCGGTGATCGTCACCGATATTCGTTTCGACCACGAAGCCCACGCCATCATGGACCGCGGCGGCTTCATCCTCCGCATGCACCGGGACGTGGGTGGACTCAATGGCGAAGCTGCCGACCATGCATCCGAGCGAGGGATTGACCCCGACCTCGTCGATTTCGACGTTGACAACAACGGCACGATCGGAGAGCTGAAGGTCGAGCTGCGAAAGATCGCCGAATTTGTGGCCGTACACGGAGGCCGCAGATGAGAGAAGTCGGTGACGAAGTCGATCAGGCTAACGAGCTGGCTGAGCGAGAGACAGCCAACCACCTGTACCTGGCCCGTAAGAAAGCCCGCCCTGAGCAGGTGCCACGAGCCGATGGGACCTACCCCTACCCCGATTGCATGGACTGCTCAGAGCCCATCGAGGCAGCCCGACTGAATCTCGGTAAGCGCCGCTGCTACCTCTGTCAGGTGGATTGGGAGAGGTACCGGGGATGAAACGCAAAGCGACCACAACCGAGATCTCCGAGCGGGCTACCAAGATGCTGGTCGCCCTGCTCAAGAGCCCCAAGACCCGGCGAGGACTCTGCGCGTCGGTCGCCGGTCTGGGCCTGACACACAGGTATGTGTGGGGTTGGCTGGCCGTTGAGGTGCGAGAAGGTCGCGTGATGCTCGTCCAGACGCCCACGCAGAAAGAACCCCTGTACATCATGGCCACCGCCGTGATTGACCCTGAAGAGATGGAGCCATCCATCTACCCAAGCTGGATGGAGCCGCGCCGTGTGCCGCGCTTCACCGGCCGACGCTTCATTGCGTCTCTCGATTTCGCAAAACAACAAGAAGAAGAAAGCGAACCCCGCCATGAAAAAATCACCCGTAAGGCTGATCGTTGACCTGAACGGAATGCTCAACGCCGCCCTCCTCGGAGGCAAGGACCCCGACGGCGAGATGGTCACCGACCCCGAAACCGGCAAGGTCCAACATGTGAATACGGCGCTCTACGGTGTAGAGCGTTTTTTCGATGCGCTTTTGGACACGATGAACCACTTCGGTGTGGCTCCCAAAGACTGCATCGGCGTGTGGGACGGCCTCGGCGCCAAGTCCTTTCGCCAGACCATGTACCCGCCCTACAAGCAGGGGCGTGACAAGGCTTCCGCCGTCCACATCCAGCTGGGTATGGCCCGTGACATGCTGGCCCCCATGCTCCGTCAGGTGGGCTTTACGGTGTGCAGCGTGAAGGCCCGGGAGGCGGACGACGTGATCGCCCGGTTGGTGCGAGACCTGCGCGACCGCCCCAACGTCGTCTCCACCGGTGACGGCGACTTGTGCGTCCTCGTCGACCCCAACACCCACGTCTGGAAAGGCGGGGAGCTCAACAAGAACCCTTTCGGGGCCTTCCCCCATCGCTACATCACGCTCTACAAGGCGCTGGTGGGCGATACCTCTGACAACATCCCCGGCGCTCGCGGTTTCGGGGATGCGTCTTTTGTGGAGCTGGTGCGCATCTTCGGCCTCGATGGACTCGAGATGCTCGAGAAGCTGATCCTCAGCCAAGACATCAAGAAGCTGCGCGAGGATGTATCCGAGTTCCCCAAGCTACAGAAGATCATCGACAGCGAGGATCTGGTCTACAAGAGCTGGCAGGTGGCACGCCTGATGCCTGACGAGGTGGCCACCAAGCACCACGCCATTGATTGGGTGCCAGCCATGGCCATGCCGTGGAATGAGGTGCCTGAAGAGCAGCGCATCCCGCAGATGAAGCACTGGTACGGCACCAAGACTTTGGTGACCGCCCTCAACTACGCCTCCGCCCGCAGCAGGTTCAAGTCCGCCCTCGAGAAGACCGAGTTTGTCTCCTTGGACATCGAGACATCGTCTGGCGAGGCGTCCGACGAGTGGCTGGAGTACATCGGCGCACGAGGAAAGAAGGTCGACGTTTTGGGTGCAGAGCTGACAGGAATGTCCCTGACCTTCGGCGACAACCTGCAGCACACGGTTTACATGAGCGTAAACCATGCCGACACCGAGAACATTTCCGTAGACCAGTGCCGCGAAATGGTGGAAGAAGTGCCGAAATCTGTCGACCTGATCGTGCACAACGCAGCCTTTGAGGGGCCCGTACTGCATCGGGCGTGGGGAGACAAGTGGAAGGACAACGGTTGGTTCGGTTTCCTGCCAAACGTGGTTGACACGATGGTTGAAGCATCCTACGTCGACGAGAACCAGCCTAGAGGACTGAAGCACAGGGCCAAGGCGGTTCTAGGGTACGAGCAGGAGACCTATGAGCAGGTGACGACCATGGAAGGCCCCCTCGACGTCATCCTCCCGGGCGGCATCGTGGTGGCTGGGCCGTTCACCAAGACGGTGGAGCCTGCCGAGTACACGGAAGTGACAAGACTGGAGGAGGTCGAGGAGCAGATGGTGGAAGTGACCCGCACCATCGAGACCAAGCCCGCCGTCACTGAGGACGGTTGGTACAAGAAGCAGTACAAGATGTGCGAGCTGACAGGCCGGCGCGTCATGAACTACGGCTGCGACGACACCATCGTCACCGCTTGGCTGCATGTGCAGTTCCGCCTGGTTATGGGAGTCGAGCAGACTGCAGCCGTATTCGACCAAGTCGAGAGGCTGCCCATGTATCTGACCAACTTGGCCTTCGTCAAGGGAGTACGTGTCGACCTTAAGACGTTGATGGATCTCGAGCGCGAAGACAAAGCCACCTACCAGACGAACTGGGAAATCCTGCGGGACTACCTGTTCACCCAAGGCTGGTCCGGCACCGTGAAGCCGGTGTTTGAGGACGTGGATGTGGCCGCCGTCAAGCAGGTGTGCGAGATCGTTCTGGGCGAGGAGTTCACCACCCGCAAGAAGAAGCTGCCAGCCGTGGCCGCCGACCTGCGTCTCCAGTTCCCCGACAACGAGACCGCCGAGGCCATCGCACTGGCCGTGGAGCAGGGTTCTGTGGTCGCGCTCAACGCCTTCGTCGACCGTCACTTCAACGGTGAGCCCAAGATCAACTTCGACTCGCCACGTCAGGTGCAGAAGTTGCTGTACGGCTCTCTGGGCATGGTGCCCCGCATCTACAACAAGCTCACCCCGAAAGAGCGTGAGAACGAAGAGATGCGTGAGGCGTTCAGCGCCCTCAAGCGCCTGAACCAAGGCCGCAAGGTCGAGGTCACGGATGCCATGCGGGAGATGTGGCAGAAGAAAGCGTCGACGGACGACCAAGCCATCGACTTGGCCTTGGCCAAGGACGACCTGACCGACGACCAGCGCAAGGTCCTCAAGGCGTACCTCAAGATCAAGGAGGTCACCACGCGGATGAAGATGTTCTACAACACCTACAAGAAGGTTGTGCATTGGTCTGATGGGCGTATCCACCCCAACTTCAACCAATGCGCCACAGTGACCAAGAGGTATTCGAGCAGCGACCCAAACCTGCAGCAGTTGCCTTCGGTGTCTGGCTTCAGGGCGGTGCTGAAAGCTCACCACGACGAAGCTGTTGTTGTAAGCCTTGACTTCAACGCACAGGAGATTCGAGCTACTGCGCACGCAAGTCAGGACCAGAACCTGATTGGTTGCTATGTAGGTGAAAAGAAGCAGGACGTGCACTCGCTGGTAGCGGTGAGAGCTGCTCCGTACGTATGGGGTGAGACCATCACCTACGAAGACTTCATGGCGATGAGAAAGTCTTCTGATAAGGCCATCAGAGATAAGGCAGACGCCCTCAGAAAGGGAGCCAAAGCCACGCTGTTTGGCTCGATCTACGGTATTGCAGCTCCGAAACTGGCATTGCAGCTGAAGACAGATGAGGACACCGCCCAGAAGTTCTTGGACGCTTTGGATGAAGCCTTCCCGGGAGTCAACAAGTGGAAAGACAAGGTCACCGAGGAGGCCCACCTGTTGGGTTACTCGAGGACATTCTTAGGAGACCGGAGACACCTAGCGGCAGCCCTTAGTTCAACAGACAGGTCAGAAGAGTCCAGAGCCGAACGCCAAGCCTGTAACGCAGTCATTCAGGGGAGTTCTGCAGCTCAGGTGAAGCTGGCCATGTCTCGGATGTGGTCCTCTGGGTTGTTTACCTCTGGAGAGTTTGACGCGGAGTTCATTGCAACCATCCACGATGAATGTGTGGCCAGTGTGCACCGCGATCAGGTTGTTCCTTTCATTCGTGAAATGCACAAGCACATGACTGCCCCGTTCGCGGACATGTGTATCCCTGCCGTCAGCTCAATCGCCATTGGCAGGGATTTCACATGCCCTGTCGAGGTGGGTGAGGTGGTAGACGATGCCGTCATCTTGAAAGCAGTTCAAGAACTGTTTGGAGGCGAGTGATGCCGCGGAAACCAACGCCAGATCCAACTCCAGGCCAGAAGATCCACAGGCTCACAGTCATCGAGAAAGTATCACACCGACCAAGTAAGTGGCGCTGTCTGTGTGACTGTGGGAATGAGTCTATAGCTATCAAGTACCACCTGCTGAATGACAAGCACAAGTCATGCGGGTGTATTCAAAAAGAGGTAGCCAGACGGCTCAAGACAACTCACGGAGAGGGTGGCACTTCCTTGCACGGAATTTGGATGAACATCAAATCCAGAACAACCAACCCCAACGTCAGGTGTTACCCAAGATACGGAGGTAGAGGTATCCGTATGGACCCGAAGTGGCAAGCGTCCTTCGAGTCTTTCAAGAATGATGTAGGACCTAGACCAGAAGGAATGACATTGGATCGAATTGACAACGACGGAAATTATGAACCGGGGAACGTCAGGTGGGTCCCGCATCAGGTGAACTGCAGAAACAGATCCAAGAAGACTGTCGTAACAGCTTTCGGGCGAACACTTCAGCTTTATCAGTGGACCGAGATTACAGGTGTCGGGCCTGAATTGATAAGAGACCGAATGAAGCACCGGAAGTGGTCGACTGAGGACTTGGTGGCCACTCAGCCAAACGGCAGGAGATTCTCTGACTGGCGATCGGAGGACAAGGCTCTCCTTCAGAGGGCGGTTGAGTCCTACAAGCCTGACTCAGGAGGTTCGTACAGCTCATCTGATTGACCGACGACTGGCCGCCGTAAGCGGCCACTTTCCCTCCATCTCACAACAAGAACAACAAAGAGATGACCTTCTGTCACGAATGCAAACACTGCGACAAGTCGCAACTGATCTCCTACTGCCTGCACCCCGACAACGTCAGGGATCCAGTCACCGGCCGCCCCGTAGCCGCTCGCATGGTCCGCAGCCCGCTGTATGGCTTCTGCGGCCCAGAAGCCAGAGGCTACGAGCCAGCCCCCGTCGAAGCCGTCATCACCATCGTGTACCAAGTCTGGTACCGACGGCTTTGGTCAGCACTGAAGAACCTCTGGAGGCGCAAATGACCTTCAAGAGCGCGTTTGCCGACAGGGGAAAGAAGGCCGAGGACGCAGTTCACAAGGCCCTCGAGCGTTGGGTGTACGGCCGGGCGGACAGGGACTTCACCCGCCTGATGGACACCCGGGCCGCCGGGCGCATCGTCAAGTCTGCAGCCGCCGACTTTGAGTTCTTCACCATCGGCGCACATGGGTTGGTGGAAGTCAAAGAGACCGTCCACGATTTTCGTCTGGCGCGGGACAAAGTCCCCCAACTTCCGCGCATGCGAAAGCGTGAGTTGGCGGGCGGCGTCTGCATCGTGCTGGTCCACCACTCGACGCTGGACGTCTGGCGCACGGTGCAGGTCAAGGAACTGGTCACCTTCGGAGACAAAGGAAGCTGGAACCTGACGGACTGGCCGAACTACCCGTCGGCGCAGGAGGCGTTGGGGAACTCCCACGAGATGTTTTCCCACTTGTTGGACTTGCAGGGACGACTTGTCTATTGTCACTACTGCCGCACACACAAGCCGTCCACCGGCTTCAAAGTGCTCAGCCACATCAACGGCACCAAACGGTACCGCTGTCCAGAGTGTCACGAAGTCAGGGGGAACCCCGAGGCGAAAGCCGAGAAGGTCCGCAAGGACACAGAAGTGCGCCAAGGCGAGCAAGCCACGCGTGTGTTGCTGGCCAAGGAAGCAAGAACTAGAAAGAGAAAGACTCCATGAAACCCACACTCATATTGAATGACGTCCACCTGGGCGTAGCCCGTTCTGCGGGCACCACACCGCAGTCTGCGGCAGCCCTGAAGGACGACCTCCTCCAAGGCTTTGCCTACCTGCTGCGGCTGGGCCCCGACAAGGTCATCATCAACGGCGACCTGACTGACCAGTTCGACATCCCTTTGGGGGAGGCGTTGGACATGTACCAAGTCCTCGATGACTGGTTGTCAGAAAAACCAGATAGGGAGATGTACCTCGCACTGGGTAACCACTCGCTGTCCAAGGACAGCGCCAAGCTGGGCACCGAGCAGTTTGTCGGGGCGTTGCTGCACCTGAAGCACCCCGACAACTTCACCCTGATCGACAAGCCAACCGACATCGGCGACGGCATTTATGTGGTGCCGCACCTCGTGAATCAGGCTCACTTCGACCTCGCGTTGGAAAATGTACCAACTGGTACAAAATACCTGCTGGTCCACGTAAACTTCGACAGCACCTTTGCAGCCCAGGCTGACCACTCGCTCAACATGAGCCGGGCTCAGGCCAAAGAGTTGACCGATCGCGGCATCACCGTGGTCTTTGGGCACGAGCATCAAGGACGTACCGCCTTTGGCGGCAAGGTCGTCATCGTCGGAAACCAGCTGTCATCCAGCATCTCGGATTGCATGGCCCACGGCGACGGCCAAACAGACGGCAAGAAGTTCGCCCTGATCCTTGACGACGACGGGTATCACAAGGTGCAGACATGGTCGCGGTCAGGCCCTGATGGCTTGGACGAGATCGACTGGCGTGACCTGAAGGACCGGCAGGGCTCACGCGCCTTTGTGCGCGTCATCGGCGAGGCCGAGGCGGATGAGGCCGCCGACGTCATCAAGGCGATCTCCAATTTCCGCCAGCGCATCGGGGCCTCCACCTTTGTGGTGACCAACGCCGTCAAGGTGGCCCAACTGATCGATACCGATGAGCTGGATGTGAGCGCCGAGGACGTGCGCAGCGTCAACGTCGTCGAGATGTTGCTGGAGAGCCTGACAGAGGAACAAGCGGCTGTTGTCCGCGCATTGATGGAGCAAGAGCAATGATCCAAATCACCGCCAAGTGCGTCGCCGCAAGCGTCAACTCCTACAGGCAGGCAATCCACACATTGGAGTTGCAGTACCCACGCTTCATCCACAGTGAGTTCATGACCCACCGGGTCTTCTCACGCAACGCAGCATCATCCCGCGCCATCCCTGTGGCCAAAATGATCCAACAGGTTCGCAACGACCCGGCTATGCCAATCCACTGGGGCAAGAACCAGCCGGGGATGCAGGCGCGGGAGGAGGTGCAGCACGTCGGCAACGCCAAAGATCTCTGGGTACAGGCTGCCAACAAGGCTGCGGACCAGGCTGAATTCATGAACGCCCTTGGGCTGCACAAGCAAATCGTCAACCGCATCCTAGAGCCCTACCAGTTGATGCGGACGATCGTCACCTCAACCACATGGGAGAACTTCCTGCACCTGCGCGACCATCCAGACGCCCAGCCTGAGATTCAGGCGCTCGCACAGGCGATGCGGGTCGCTTTGGAGACCGAACCAGAGCGACTGGGCCCCGACCAGTGGCACCTGCCTTACGTCAAGGCGAGTGAGCGGGATCTGTACAAGCGCGAGATCCTCCTGAAGCTGTCCACCGCACGTTGCGCACGCGTCTCCTACCTGACGCATGACGGCGCGGAACCCGACATCAACAAGGACATTGAGCTTTACGAGCGCCTTGTCGGGTCACATCCAATCCACGCATCGCCTGCGGAGCACCAAGCCACGCCCTCTGAGTTTGCCGACCACCAGAGCGGCAACTTTGTCGGGTGGATCCAGCACCGCAAGCTGATCGAGCGGAGGCTCGCATGACCATCAAGACCACCACGGACAAAGCTGCGGTGGTGGACACCGGGTACCACTGGATCCCAGTGTCCAGAGGCATGCCCCCACGGGGCAGCACATTGCAGCTGATCAACCGCAAACGCGGCATCCCCGCCCGAGGCCAGTGGACTCCTGGCAGCGAATGGACGCACTGGGCGCCATACCCCACATTCGCCAAAGACGACAAGATAGGACTTTGACATGCTGAAACGAATCCAAATCACCAACTTCAAATGCCATGAAGCTCTCACACTGGACTTCGGTCTGGGGTTGATTGCCATCCGTGGGGCCGTCGAAAAGGGCAAGAGCAGCCTGCTTCAGGCGGTGGCCTACGCCCTCTTCGGCACCAAGGCCCTGCCCTACTCCCTCGAGGACACTGTCACCTACGGCAAGCCCGTCAGCACACTGAAAGTGGTGCTGGACTTTGTCGTCGACGGGGTGGACTACACCATCTCCCGTGGCAAGTCAGGTGCTGAGATCAATTACGCCGGCGGGTCCGTCACCGGCCAAACCGAGACAGCCGCCTACATCGGCAAGCTGCTGGGCACAGACGCACAGGCTGCGCCCAAACTCATTCTGGCCAACCAGAACGAGATCCGCGGCGCTTTGGCGGCAGGCACTAAGGCCACCACGGAGCTGATCGAGAAGCTGGCCGAGTTCGACCAGCTCGACAACCTGATCGACCTGATTCAGGCCAAGCTCGTCACCGGGTCCACCGCTGCCGCGGAGGCTGCTGTCGAATCCGCTCAGGTGCAGATGGACAACCTCGGCACCATGGAGCAGCCCGACATGGTCGTTCTCCGCGCACGGGAGATGAGCGCTGAGGGCGCTGTCACCTTGTGCACCCAGTTGGTGGCCACCGCCACCACCGAGCACCGGGAGGCCACCGCCGCACTGGCCAACGCAAAGGAAGTCAACGCCGACATTCGGCGAGCCAAGTCAAACATCGAGGCAGCCAACGAGCGGCTGGCGAAGTCGGAGGCGGAGTTCAAGGCGATCAAAGTCCCCAAGGCTCCAGCCGCCACAGCCATCCAGAAGCAGGAGGCCATCATCCGCGAAGGCAATGCCGCCCTCGCCCTCGAGGACGTGTACAAGGCAGTTAAACCTGCGCTGGGCTTGGAACCCCTGTACGAAGGAACCTTCGAGCAGCTGGAGCAGGAGATCGACTCCCTGCGCAAGCGGTCCTCCGAGTGGAAGATGGAACGCGTCAAGCTGACGGCAGCCATCGAGACGACTCTGGCCCTCAAGGTCGCAGGCTCCTGCACCCTGTGCGGCAAGGACGTGTCCGAGGTTGCCGAGGTTGTGGCCAAGAACGAAGAGCTCGAAGCCAAGGCTTCACTGCTTAAAAAAGAGGCAGATTCTCTGGGCGGCAAGGTGGCTCAGGCTCTGAAGGACGAGGCTGAGTTGGTGACGATCCGCTCGAAGTCGAAGACCGCCGTCAACCTCGCCAACAAGTACGCCAAGCATCTGGACATCGACGCCAGCGTCACTCCACCGCTTCTGAAGTGGCCGGGAGCGGTGTCGTTCGAGGCGGTGGAGAAAGATGTGGCCGCTGCCCTAGAGGAGCTGGCGGAGCTGAAGCAGGCGCTGGATGCACACAAGACGGCCAACGCCCGCAAAGAGCAGGCGCTGAAGGCGGTCGAAGCCTCCAAGCAGGACTTGGACCACGCTGTCACATCGCTGGGCGGACGGGAGGAGATCGACCTGAGCTCTCTGCAGCGTGTGGAGCAGGAGCGTGAGCAAGCCGTGCGCGAACGCCGCGAGAACTTGGACAAGGCCCGGACCCAGCTGGAGCAGCGCCGCAGCCACAACCGCGAGGCGGTGGCCAAGTGGGAGTCGTACCTGAAGCTGCGCAGTCAGGTGGAAGGCACCCTGAGCAAGGCCAAGGAAGACCTGCGAGTTCTCCAGTTCAACAACACTCTGCTGAAAGCTGTTCGCACCGCCCGGCCGGTGATTGCCGACAAGCTCTGGGCCTTGGTGTTGGGTGCCGTGTCGAAGTACTTCAGCGACATGCGAGGCAACCGTTCTCTGGTGACGAAGACACCTGATGGGTTCGTCGTCGACGGCCACAACGCTGCCACACTGTCAGGCTCTACCTTGGACATTCTGGGGTTGGCTGTTCGGGTTGCGCTGGTCAAGACCTTCGTACCTCATGCTCCGCTGCTGGTGTTGGACGAGCCCACCGCCGCCATGGACGTGGAGCGAACCGCGACGACGTTGGGCTTCTTGACGCAGACCGGCTTCAAGCAGACCATCATCGTGTCGCACGAAGAAGCGACCGAGGCGGTGGCCGACCACTTGATTCAACTGTGAGGTGAAGGCATGAAACGCTGGAACAGATCAAAACGAGCCGACGTCGAACGCCCCGACATCGACGCCTTCCTTGTCGAGATGCTGGCCGTGTGCAAGAGGCACGGCTTCAGCCTCGGCCACGAAGATGGACAAGTCGCGTTCGAGGTGTACGACTACGACAAGTACTGCGATGACTGGCTGCTGGAAGCAGTGGACTGCACGAGAGGGGAACCGAAATGACCCAACCTGACCCCAACATCGAAATCCTCAGGCGGCTCGGCATCCCCGACACCGGAGACATCCACCGGGTCTCCATCAACCTGATGGCAGGGAGGCTTCCCTCCGTCGTCATTGAGCGGTGGGTGACAAGCCCGCCGGGCGAGACAGAAGCCGTACGCGGCACTCTGGTATTCCAGCCGGATTCCTGAGTTCAACACGCAACCCCAAAGGCCCGCTACATTGCGGGCCTTCTCATTTACAAGAGGCAGAGGCTATGTACCTCGCCCGTCGAGATCATGTTCCTTACCGAAGCCGAGCTTGTCGAGCTGACGGGTTACAGGCAGGCCACCAAGCAGGTCGCCCACCTGAAGTCCCAGCGCATTCCGTTCTACCTGAACAAGGCCGGCCACCCACGCGTGGCCCGGGCCGTTCTTGAGGGAGGCGGCAAGCAAAGGCCGACCAAGTCTCAAGGATGGACTCCTCCATGGGCCGACGCGCAACTGCCAACCTGAACCTACCGCCCCGGATGCGGGCTCGCACCCGTTGGGACACGACACACTATTACTATGACACCGGCGGCACACCGCGCAAAGAGATCCCACTTGGCCCCGACTACGTTCTGGCCGTGCGCAAGTGGTCCGAACTCCATGCCGCGCCGGTGACAGCCAAGCCCACGGTTGGTTGGGCCATTGCCAAGTACCTCGGCAGCCCACAGTTCGAGGAGGTTGGCCGTGGCACACAGGCCGACTACAAATTCGCGCTCGACAAACTCGCCCTTGCTTTCGGGCAGGCGCCGCTGGACGAAGTGAAGCCCTCGCACATCACCCTCTACATCGACAAGCGCAGCGCCCAATCCAAGCATCGCGCCTTGCGAGAAAAAGCCGTGCTGTCCATGCTGTTCTCGTGGTGCATGGCACGCGACTTCTGCACAACGAACCCGGTGGCCGCCATCAAAACCAAACGCCTGCCCGGGCGCAAAAACGTCTACATCGAGGACAAGGTTTTCGACGAAGTCTACGGGCGAGCCTCACAGGATTTGAAGGATGCCCTCGATCTCGCCTACCTGACAGGGCAACGGGTGTCCGATGTCCTGAAGCTGTCCGAGAACGACGTCGTCGACGGGGTGCTCGTGTTCGGGCAGGACAAGACCGGCCGACCCATGAGAATCCCCATAGTAGGTGATCTGGCCTCACTGTTTCAGCGGATCCAGGTGCGGAAGCGATCTGTTGGTAGTCTGGCCAAGGCCCTGCTTGTCGATGAGTTGGGCAAACCAATGACCAAGCCCAAGCTGCGCCTCCGGTTTGAAAGTGCCAGAGACAAGGCTGGAATACCTGCTGCGTCCTTTCAGTTCAGAGACTTGCGGCGAAAGGCGGCAGCGGACTTGCGGGATCAAGGTGGCATCGAGCAGGCGCAGGCACTGCTTGGCCATGCCAGTGTGACCATGACGGAGCATTACGCTTCAGGCAAAGCCAGAGAGGTTTCTATGCTCCCCGAACGCTCCGCAAAAAGCGCCGACCCCACGGAGTTGAAGAGGAAATCAACCTGATTTTGGGGAGCGGCAATGTGGCTGTAAGCCGCATGGTTGAGCCATTCTTCAACAGCTTCAGGTACTAGCGCTGAGAGGCGTGGAGGTTCGAGTCCTCTCCTGGGCACCAAACAAGAAAGCCAGCAAGATCAAGACCTTGCTGGCTTTTTCTTTTCTGGATCATACAGGCAGTCCGCTCCGCAATTCAGGAGCTGCTCCGCAAAATCACTTCACAACTTGCATCGGGTCAGCGTACACCTTGCGCTCCCACCGATCCTTCGGGTAAGTGCCAGCCGCCGACTTGATCTGGTCAGGCAACCACTGCATGTTGACGACGGCATCGCAGCCGCCCACCGCCAACGGGATGACGTGATCAATGGACCACCCCGGGCAAGAACCCTTCTGCAACCCTGTCGATGGGCATGGGTGCAGACGCTGGAAGGCGGCTTTGATGGCTGAGCTCCGGTAGATCGTCCCATCTTCAGTTCTGACGATGGGCAGGCACATTCGGTACTCCATGAATGGGCTGGTATTGGCCCAAACCTGCAGAGGCAGGAGCAGCAGTGCGATCAACAGTTTCATCTTTTTCTCCCTATACGCGCCAACACGAGCGCCAGACCTTCAACATCAGTGGCCACCAGATGACCACCATTTCAAGCCCAACCCACATGCAGGCCGGCCACCAAGATGTGCACATTTCCGGCGCTGTCTGTGGCCTTGGCTCGTAGCTTGTAGGTGACCCCACTCACGCCACCTGACACCCGCTGGTAGACGGTTGTGCCGGAGAACGTCGCCGCCCCGGACACCAACGTGGACGCTGTCGGGTCCGTGCCTGCGTGGACGGACGCAGTCACCACCGCTGACACAATGCTGTCAGTGCTGGCGATGTCCTGATCGAACTCGAACGCCAGCACTTTGGACTCTTCTGGGTCCTTGGGTCCCATGATTTTCATGACCTACTCCTTAAATTCGGTACTTGTTGGGGTCTGCTTTGACACCCCACCGGCGCGATGGAGAGGCAGAGTTGAATCTCCCGGCAGAAGCCGAGATAGCGAAGCCATCAGATGCGTACAGGCTTTCGGCAGATGCCATGGGTTCACCTCATAGATATTGGGTTCTGATCGTTCCAGACTGGGGAGTCCGGCCCCGAAAGTCAATCCCCCTACGACGACTCTTTCGTTTTGGGCGGCCGGGCGCCAAACCACCACGTTGTGCACGTGGAGAAAACGTACAGGATGGTCAGGATGATCTGCAGCATCAGTTGGAACGCTTGGTCAGATGAGAGCGACATGCCGTAGCTGGCGGCGAGGTTGCGCACCCAGAAGAACATCACCGTGACCAACCCACACAGGTAGGCGGTCATACCCGGGCGCAAGATGCCGCGCAGAAAGTCCACGCTGGCCATCAGGAAGACGATCAGGCCGCCCACGAAGCCCTTGCGCTGTTGTGCCTCTGGAAGCAGGTAGCTGGCTTGGTCGTGCTTGAAGCTGGCCTGCATCACGGCGGCGTCGGCCTCCACGAACCGGGCCTCCATGTCCATCTCAGCCACACGGGTGCTGCGGCCTGCCTCGATCTGCGCCAATTCCTTGGCGTTCTCGAGTTGCAGCTTCACCACCTCGATCTCCTGCTGCTTGTGCTTGAAGTCGAACCAGCGTTGGATCAGGACACCGAGGAGGCCTGTGGCCCCACCAGAAAAGACCGCCCCAAGGACGGAGGTCACCAAATCATTCATTTTCAAGCACTCCCAAGGCGGCCACGTATAGGTGTTGACGGTGTGCCAGGCCGTTCAGGCCACCGTTGATTCGTTTGGTCAGCTCGACAAAGTTGCCGCTGTCGGCGAACCGGTTCAGCTTGTTCTTTTTCCAGAACACGGCAGCGGTCAGGGAGGCCCAGCTCGGGCGCTCCAGTAGCTCAGGCTCCTGAACGAAGTTAGGCACCTCAAGGCCCTCCACCAGCTTTCGCATCTGCTGCGTGCACATCTGGTAGTTGGCGAGGCCGGTGATCTGGATGAGGCCGCGCCCCATGTACCGGGCACCGTCTCCGGGTTGGGTGTTGCCGAGGCGGGCCGCCAGCGTGGTGCCAGGCTCGTACCGGAGTTGTTGTGGGGTTGGGCCCCAGATCTCGCGGGTGTAGCGCAAGCACCCGGACTCGTGCCCGATCTGAGCCAGCCAAGCGGCCTTGCGCTGCTTGGTGTTGCACTCACTGAGCTTAAGAGCCCTTTCGATGAAGGGGGCCCACCGGGAGGCGAGATTGGGTTTGATGCCCATCACCAGCTGCAGTTGTTGTGGGCTCATAGCAACAGGCTCCTACGCAGACTCATGTCGTCGGCGTCGTCGGGGGATGACGTCGTCCAACCTCCACCAGATACGCGGCCAGAGATGTGGCCACAGGAGATTGAACATCATGATCGGTGCATCCTGCTGGTCATAAAGTCGGAGTCATCCCGACGCCGGCGGTACTCACGTTTGAGGAATCTGGGCGGAACATTCTCTTCCCAGTGGCGAGTTGTGATGTGCTGTGTGTATGAGATGGCTGCCAACATGAGCAGGTCGCCGACGTCTGGTACGTGGCCGAAGATCGGGGCCGCCATCCCCCACAGGGCCGCGGCCGACAGCATGTTGAACGCCAGGCGGACCTCGAAGAGGACGATGTCGGATGACGACCTAACCGCCCGAACAAAGCACCCGTAAAAGAGGGACGCGCACAAGACCTCGCTCGCCACGACGGCGAGCACATCAAAGTTTGTCATTTCTCTCTCCGTCCAACAAGTGCAGCCATCGCGTTGCTGATGGCTTCAAACACCGGCCGCCAACCATTACCCAAGGCACCGATGATCAAGGCGATGGGGGCAAGTCCTTCATTGATCGGTACCTGCAGGTGCCGCTCCAAAAACGTGGCAAATACGCCGGTCATGAATACAGCGGTCAGCGTGCAGCGCAGCAACAGCCATGCTCCGGCCAGCTTGCTCCCTGTTGTGTGTGCGGACAGAGGCCACATGGCACCAGCCAGTGCGGCGAAAATAATGACGGTGTAAGGCCCGGCTAAGGGGCCAAAAAATCCAACAGCCAGGACCGTCAGGCTGATGGATGCGGTCGAGGTTGGTTCAGCCAATCCGAAGCTCCAGTGGTTTGAACCAGACTGGAGCGGCCGCGGACCAAAGTCAATCCCCCCTACCTGAAATTGGCGGAGTACTGCTTGCGCCGAAGCTCGGACAGGTATGCCTGGTAGCAGTGTTGCGCCTGCCAGAAAAACAAGGCGTCGATGCAGGGGCGGAACAGCTTGCCGAAGACCTTGCCGTCACGGTCGGCCCGGTATGCGCGGCTGCTGAGGGTCTCGTCAGGGCTGCCGAACAGCATTACGTTGAGCAGCTGATCGATGGCGACGAACAGGGCGAGCCAGTAACTCATCACTGCTCCCAGACGAAATCGTCCCACTCGAGGCTGGGGTGCTCCGTCTTGAAGGACCGAACAGACCCGCGCTCCCAGCCAAGCATGGTCTCCAAGTGCTTGTCGCCGACACCCCACTTCTTGCAGGCGGCAATCAACCCGGGCACGTCCCCGTCCGTCATGGCCTTGGTGAGCACCTCGATCAGGGCTGGTGTAACGCGCTCGGCGAATGCGGCGCGATCGTTCGTGAGCATGTATGCCATTGGCATCTTGTATCCCTCCACGGGTTTCGGGTTGATGGGTGCCACGTTGATGTGCATGATCCCCTCGGTCAGCGCGCTGAACGATTTGTATGGGATGCCGAAGAAACCGCCGTCACCCCAGTCGGGGCCCCAGGAGTTCTCAGCCAGCCACATTTGGGCGTCGTCGTCATAGCCAACAATGGCCACGAAGTGCATGCCCCACGTCTCGGAGGTGTCGGTACTCAGGTGGTGCTGCCGCCAGTTGCGCTTGCCGTCCAGTGCGATGAGGTCTGGTGTGGCCTTCATCAACCAGATGACAGGGAAGCCTGCACAAAGCAGGTTGCGCATCTCGGTGTAGGTGGGGTCGCTGACGAAGGTGCGCTCGAGTCGGAACCCCCTGATGACGTCGTCACCGAGCCGGGCACCGTTCACCCGCAGGGTCTTCTCCAGCGACTCGAACGTGCTGCCAACAGACTGCCCGGCGAGGCCCAAGTGGAAGCGGCTCCACTCCCAGATGTAGTCCTTGCTGAACCGCACCTGCTTGTTAAGCACGCGCTCGTACATGCAGTCCAGCGCGGCGGTCACCGCGTGAGGCCCGCACGATGGGTTGGAGCCTTGGTTGTAGACCTGGTCGTAGGCTGATCGCAGGTCGACTTGATTCACTTCAGCACCCCTGTCAGCACCTCCGCAGCGCGCTCATCGGTCAGGAGACCCTGAGCGTTGAGGTATGCGACGGCATCTTGCGTACTCTGCATGCCGAGGTCAACACCGGTCAGGCGAGGGTCTTCGACGATGTCGAAGAAGTCGTCGATGACAGGGTCTGTGGCGCGTGCCGTCCGCATGGCCACGCGCTCCTGCGCGGTGAACAGCAGTTTGAACTGGACTGGCGATACCACGGGCGCAGGCGGTGCCGGGGGCGTGCCGGGCGTGAACACGCCGTCCGCGTAGGTGTCACCGGCGTTGACAGCGAAGTCGTCCGGCTGGTAGATGGTGACGACGTCGGGGTCGCTCGACGCGATAGCACCGGTGGAGAAAGAGGCCACGCCAGTGACGACGCCGGCTTTGATGAAGATGGCTTTCATGTGATTACTCCTCGATGCAAGAGACGACGGCGGACATGGCAGCGGATCCCGGCCAGACAAGGGTCAGGGTCTGGCCTGCCCCCACGAAAATCTCCCACTGCGGGGGAGTAGCGATACCACTGGTGACGCCGCTCGAGCTGTAGAGGGTGGCTCCGTTGACGGTCATTGAGTAGCCGTTGACTGTGCCTGGAGACCCGCAGGCGATGATCACCCGGGCGTCCACGTTAGGGGTGTAGGTGTACGTGACGCTGGTGTTGCCGTTCGCAATCAAAATTCCTGTAGCCATGTGTCACCTCAATTGATGTTGGTTTTTGAAGAGTTGAGGATGGCCGTGGCACCAGTGACAATGCCCTTGGCTCCGGGAGGTGAGCTCCCCTTGTTGTTGAACACGAACGTGCCGTACGACTTGTTCAGGCGGTAGGTGCCGGTGCGGGCGATGCCCACAACGTCCCCGGAGTTGGCCGCCGCCTTGGCGACACCTGCGACAGACGGCACTACGGCCGAGGAGAAGTAGCTCCAGTCGGTATTGGTCGGGATACGCGCCAGCAAGGTGCCGTCAGCTGCTCGGAAGGTGTAGCCGTAGTTAGTGTTGGTCCCCACAGTCGCATACCCGGTAGACACGGTTGTCTTGTCTGGCCCGTAGTTGTTCACCGCAGTGCCTGACGTTGTCGGGTTGTAGACGAATGCAGCGGATCCATCAGGCTTGTTGAACACCTTGAAGCCGTAAAGAACGCCGGTTGTGTTGGTGCTGTATACAGTATTCGATCCGTTGGTAGTGAACAGGTATTCGTAGACGCTTGATGAGCTGCTTGTAGAGAAAAAGATGGCGAACTTTGAAGATCCAGACCCAAACGGCACGATGCGCAAGGCTGCGTTGTTTTGGCTTAGTCCGTTAGGACTGGCAACAGTCCCGTGGCTCGGGCTGGCCATCGTGGCCAGTGGGACCGTTGTGGTGCTGAAGGTCGGTGTGGTTGCCGGCGACCCATCCTGACACGTCACGGCAATAGCATGCGTCTTGTTGTACCCAACCGCCACACGACCGTACTGGTATGACTGGTTGCCAGTCATAGCGGTGAGCGCCAAAGCTGTCGAGATACTGCCACCGCTAGTGATGTTGTAGCAAACTACCCTGCCTGTGGCGTTTGATGTAGAAAGAACATCGGTCCAGGCTACAAACAGGCGATTGCCGCCAACGTCCACTGCGTCGTAGTGCGAGAGAGTCGACCCGCTGGACAGGTTGAACAGATCGCCGTTGTACGTGCAGGTGCGGCCCGTCGCATCGAGGATCGTCAACTCCAGTGAGTAGACCGAGTTGACGTTGTAGATCTTGCGCAGCAGGCAGAACCTGTTGTTGACGAAGTGAATGGTCCCATACACATTGACCGTAGTCGGGCCGCCCACTGGGCCGTAGCTGTAGATGGACCCTTGCTTGTGCAGGATCACCGCCGAGTAGGCGGAGGATGCATCGGCGTGCAGGAACACAATCTGCGGTGCGTAGCTCTGCGCATTGCCCGCGCCGTACGTGTTGTACTCGCTGCTTCCGGTTATGGAGTTGGCGAGGTACGCGAAGCCGCCGTTTGGCAGCGACACCGATTTACGGTGCATGTACTGGTTGTGATCTTCGGTAACCATACCCTGCCCGTTCTTCAGGGCGTACTGGATGTTGTAGTCTCCACTTGGCACTGCGTAGTCAGTCGCGGTAGGGACTCCGACAGCCTTCCCGTAGGCGTCATAGGTCGCCGTCACGGACACAACCTCTGGAGCCGCACTGAGGGCATCAAAGTAGATAGACGCGGCTGACGGGGCGCTCACGCTCGCCGGGCGCATCGTATAGACGTTGTCACCGTTGGCACAAATGGTGATATTGGGGTAGGCTGGGCTGCAGCCGTGATTCACCGTGTTGCGCTCCAGCGCGGTGGCCGCACCGGGGGCGAATTCGAGCACTCGAATGCGGTTGCCGTTAGGGTCTGCCAAGGCAAGGAAGGAGCGGCCTGTGCTGTGATCAGCTATGCAGGCTTTCATCGTACCTACGTGACCATACGCATAGGCGCTTTCAGACAGCCCCGAGTCCCCGAAGAACCCGGCTTCGGCTGACCAACTTGACGTGAGGCTGCCGGCAGCGAACGACTTGAATCTATAGCCACCGTAGTTCGCGTTGTTGTAGTACTTGGCTGCTGCTACGAATACCAATATCGTGCCATCCCACGGCAACATCTCAATCCGCTTGAATGCCGTGATTGCGCTTGGTGTTGTCCAGCTGAATGTGTTTACGGAGCTGTTATTCGCCAGGCTGGAGGAGGAGATTGACGCAATGTAGACGTGGTCTGTATAGGAGCTTGTGGTGGTTGTGTTGTTGAAGGTCGCCAAGTAAATGAGACCGTCATATGGGTTGCGCATGACAGTGAACTTGCTGCCGTACCCATAGCTGACGAACTGGGAGGCCGCAGCTGCAGACGAGTAGATAGTGGCGGCCGTTAGAGCGACACCAGCTGACGTGTAATTGCGACCGGTGAGGGAAGACCCACCATTACAGTAGAAAATAGCGAAACCAGTTCCGGTGGTATCGGCCCGGCAGACTTTGACCGTGCACCCGGCGGCGATAGTAAGAGTTGCGACGTTTGTAGGGGCCAAGATCACAGTACCATCAGCCTGGTACGCAGCCACGATGATTTCGTTGGTATTTAACCAAACACCAACAACGAACCCACCTCCAGCCAGACTATGGATGTCGCAAGTGATGATAGTTGCCGACGCATGTAGCGCGATTGGTGCAACTACGGATGTCAATGTCGGGCTCATCACCGTCACGGATGCGCGGTTTGAGTTACCCGTGTCATTGAACACATAGGCAATGTTGCCGTTGTTCAGGCAGGTAGATGCGAGGTGGTTCACACCTGTCGACGGGTAGTAGGTTGATCTACCTACACTTGAAAACGTATACGAAGGGTTCAGTTTCGGTCCGTAGACCGTCATCGTGGACGACACGGATGCGGTCTTGACGGCGTTGTTCTCGTCGTAGACGAGAAGATCGTTGGCAGCGACAGCGGATGCTGTGGTCGCGTAGATGGGGTCATCCTGAACTGTGGACGCCTGTGTAACGGTCAAATTGCGGCTCATTCTTGGAACCCCCAATAGTTAAAGCTGACGGATGTGCTGGAAGATCGAACAACGATGTAGGTGCTGGCGGGGCGGACAAGCCCGCCGCGCTCGAGCACACCGCTCGCAGGAACAACCACGTCGTACTCGATGTACTCGGACGTGGCGGGTGTAGCTGTTGCGGACAAGGCGATGCGAACGGTGGCGTCCGAAGTGCCCCGGTTGCACACGTTGACTGTGCAGGTTGCCTGCTTGCCTGCAGCGACGTTCAGGAGCGTCGTGTCGGTGTTGGCGGTGACGGCGGTTGTGCCGGATATTGCGGTGGCCATTGGGTAACCTCAGATGTTTGACATGTAGAACATGAACAGGGCCGGAGAGCTCAGGGGTGCTCCGTCCGCTTTCTGGTAGGACGTGCAACGCCAGTTGCCAGATCCCAGAGAGATGAAGTACGCCGTGTCTCCCGCAGCCGTGGTGATGCTGGCCGCGCCGGGCAGGATCAGGCTGGTAGCGTTGTGGGTCAGGGTCAGGGCACCGGCGAACGTGATCAAGCGCTCGGCACCGGCAGCGATCGTGCCCAGAGAAGTGATCGTGGTCGTGCCTGTCACGGTGACGACGTTGCTGGTCACCAGAGAGAGGTCGACTGTGGAAGCGCTGGCGACAGGTTGCGTAGTGTTGTAATTCAGCGCGCCGCTCATCGTCCCGCCGGTCAGGCCGCCCGTCGCACCTACGGCTCCCCGCGTACCTGCGACTGAGATCACCCAATCGGCGAAGGTTCCGGTGCCGCCGATGTTGTCCACAGAGACGACCAGCGTCGTGCTGGAGTAGCTCGTCACTTGCCCGTGCATGTAGTTCGCGGTGTTCGCGGCGCTGGCAATCAGCACCCACACGCCGGCGGCGAATTGCTTGGACGCCTGCGTGGTGAATGACCTGCTGCCCGTACCGATCGTGATGCTCGAGGTGCTGGTAGCGAGAAGCGCGGCAGCGTAGTTGGCTGCTTGGGAGGCGCTCGTAGCCGCCTGACCTGCCGACGTAGCCGCAGCGTCCTTGTGTCCGCTGGCGGTGTTGGCGCTTGCGAGGGCCTCGGCAGCCTTGGTCGTAGCTGTGCCCGCCGCTGTACTGGCCGTGGTCTGTTTCGCAGTGACGTCAACTTGCAGGGCATTCGCCTCAGTGACGAACGCGGGCAGCGCACCAAGGAGGGCGTCGCTCTTCGTGGCGAACGTGGTCGGATCCTGCCTGGAAGGTGGATCAGGTAAAGCGGTCATTGCCATTAAATCAACCCCTCAATCTCGAGGCTGCATGACGACCAGTCGGCGTACTGCACCTCGATGCTGAAATCTTTGTAGAAGCCGTACACCGTGAGCGGGTCGTACCCGAACTCGTTGGTGCCCATCCAGGCGGATGGGGTGGCGCGGAGCTCAGCCAGCACGTACTGGATCTTGTTGAGCTTGGAATTCGGCAGGTCCAGCTTGGCGCTCAGGCGCTTGCTGTACGCCCGACGGACGAACGTGGTGTTGCCGAATTCGTCGGTGTCCTTCTTGCTGTAGTCGATGATCCCGGCCGACGCACCGTAGTTGGTGGTGCCGAGGTCATAGGTGAAACCGGCGAGGAATACACCGCACTTGACGGTGGTGCCGGTGGTGGCCGTCAGGGTGATGGTCACGTGCGCGTTGTTGTATGGCGGGATGCCCGTCACAACCCAATCTGGCTTCGGCACGTTCAGCTCGAAGAAGTAGTCGAACCAGTCCGTGATGATCGTGGCGTCCAATGTCTGGGTCTTCGTGAACACGACTGATCCAGCCAGACCGTCACGCACGGTGGCTGTGGCTGTGTAGGCTCCCTCGATGCCGAACAACGCGATTGAGGTGCATGCACCCGGGGCGATGACGAAGGTCAGCGTTGTAGTCGCCGACGTTTTCGTGTTGATCTGCTCGTCCAGAATCGCGTACTTGTTCGATGGACCGGTGTCCAGCCAGCGTGCGCCGGTGGCCAGCGCCGCCGACACCTCCGGCAACGTCGCATCGACACCTGCGGTCAGGCACTCATAGATGCGGTTGGTCGTGTCCCGACGCACAAGGTTGCCCACGGCGTAACTCGTAGCCGCGTTCCAAAGCGCAACCGTCTCCACCGCAGTGGTGGAGATCAGGCTGGCAGCGCTGAGTTTGTTGGGCTTGAGGACGATCATCGGGCACGCCCACTTGCAGGTCCGTACCTGTCGTGGGCCTTATTTTCAAAGGTGGCTACCAGACTGGAACACCTTTGTGCTCCAGTCAATCCCCCCTATCACACCAAAGGTGTGGTGGTCACCGCCTCACCGTCTTGCGTCACACGGGTCAGGATACGTGCCGTCTTGTTGGTGTGGCCTGCAATGGCCTTGGCCTCGTACCCAAGGGAAACCAGCAGGTCGCGCACCTCCTGCAGCACCTCCAGCGTCTCGCCGTCGTCATCCCCGCCACCGCCGCTCAACATGCTGCGCGTCTGGTCGGCTGTCCAGATACGTGCCGCACCTGTGGCCTCCAGTTCTGGGCCGTTCTCACCCACCAGACGCAAGCCGCCGGAGTGGAACCCGCCGCTGGCGAAGCGTGGCAGGCCTTGGGCCACGGCCCAGTCGCTGATTTCCGACGCGGAGATGGCCACACCGGTGAGCGCCAACATGCTGGACAAGTCTGAGCTGGGCACGCCGGCAGCGATGGCCGCTTGGGCAAGGCCAAGCGCATCGCCCGCAGCCACGGCGCTGTTGATGAAGTCAATCGCACCGGCCACTTGGTTCACACCGTACCGCGCCTGCAGGTCGCTCGCCGTGGCAGCGATGTCCTGTATCGGCGAGCTGGGTGTGATCGGTGCTGTCGGGTTCAGCGGGGCCGACGGGCCTGCAGGTGTCCTGGGCGCTTGCAAGCCGCCATTGGTCGGCTTCATGCCTGTAATAGCCTCAGCAAGGTTGTTGATAGCTGTCACCAGAGGTTGCAGCGTGGCAACCAAAGATGTGGCGACGCCGCCGGTGGCCATACCGAGACTGCTGACGTTGATGCTCAGCGCTGCTACTGCACCTTGGTAGGTAGTCACGGCCTCAGCCAGCGCCTTCACCTGTGGGTTCTCGGTGATGGCGGTGATGACACCAGTCAGGTTGTTGGCAGCGATGATGCGGTCAGCTTCAGTCTTCAGCTCGGACGCCTTCAGCCAATCGGTGCGTGCATTCTGCACGGCGGTCAACTGGGCGGCGGCGATGCGCTCCGACGAGACTGCGGCGTCCTTGGTCAGGCGTGTCCACTCCTCCATGGCCACGTCCGCCTCAAGCAGCTTGTCCTGCGTGGCTGACAGCTTGTACTGGATGGTAGCGTCGCTGATGTTGTACTTGTGGGCCAGTTCGGTCCACTTTGCCAACTCAGCCTGCGCAGCGTCCAACGGCTTGGTGGTGTCTGCTGGGCTCAGCAGGTTTGCTTGAGCGTTAGCGGCATCCGCGACTTCCTGCAGTGAGTTCTTGACCTGAGCGACGATGCGCTGATAGTCAACAGCTGTTGCAGAATTACCACGCCCCAACTCCAGCACACGCTGGGCAGTGTCGGTGAGCTTGCTTTGGGCCTTCTCGTCGCCGGCCAGTGCCTGAGCTTTCAGGATCGCCAGTTGGCTTTGAGCCTGCGCGTACTGAGTCAGCTTGTCCTTGCCAGATAGGTCACTGTTGTCGATCGTGTTGATGAAGTCGGTGATCGACGTGGCGAACGTGCGCAGGGTGTTGGCCGATTCCTTGAGCAGGTTGTTGACGTTGGTCTGAGCGGCAACCACACCGTCGATGATGGTGGTCTGGGCGCCGACGAGGCCGGAGATGATTTTGTCCTCCTCGGCCTTGAGCGCATCGGTGATCGCCTTGTAGGTGCTGCGCACCTGGTCTTCGGCAGCCTCTTTGGCTTTGACCGCTGCGTCACGCATCGTGATCAGTGTGTCAGCCAACTTGATGACGGCAGCCTTGGCCTCCGCGCTGTTCTCGTCAACAGCCAGAAACGCGAAGGCCGCCTGACGCAGCTCGTCGGACGACATCGCGCCGAGTGTGTTGGTCAGTTGTGTGGCCACACCTGTGTCGAGATTCGCAGAGTTCAGCGCATCGATGGTTGCGCTGTACACCTTGAACGTACTAAGCGCCCCACCCTTCAGGAGGTTGTCAGCCGCACCGGTGAAGGCTTCAACCACCGGATTGGCCGCATTGGCCAACTGGATCAGGGCGTCAGCTACTTCCAGTACCACTGGTGTGGCCTTGTTGGCCGCGCCGTAGGTCTGGACAAACCCGACTGCCAGCGCCCTTACTTGCTGGGGGCTGAGGGAGGCCAGCGTCTGGGCGTCGGCCAGCACGTTGCCTGTGCCCACGCCGGCGTCACTCAGTGCCTTGGCCTGTCGCGCATACTTGTACGTGATCAGGTCTGCGTGACTGAGAAGCGCCTCGGCGGCACTGTCGGTGGCGGAGTAGAAGGCACTGAGAGCGTCCTTCTCGTCCTGCAGCGCCCAGATGCGCTGTTGCAGCGCACGGTTGCCGGGCTCGAGTGCGGCCAACTCCTTGTTGCGTGCGAAGGCTGTGTCGCCCATCAACTCAGCCAACTGACCCTCAAGATCCTTGTTTTCGTTGATGGCCTTCAACTCCAGCTTCTTGGCTTGGTTGGCGTCGTACAGGCTGATCTGGTACTGGTCCATGCCTTTGATGGCCTGCTGGCGTTCAAGGGCGACGACTTGCTCGCTCTGACCGAGAGCGCGCAGGGTGTCGATGGAAGTCTGGGCAGCGTCCTCGTTCAGCTTATCGGTGATCTGTTGGTACTTTTCAGCCAGTTGCTGAGCGGCGTCGGCAGCATTTTGCGCGTCTTGGGCGGCCTTTTCGGGTGCTTTGTCTTGGGAGTCAAACAGGGCCGCGAGGGCTGGTTCCAGCTTGAGCAGATCCGCGATCCTCTGCTGGTCTCCTGATGACACTGCCGCGTCCATTTGCGCTCGGTATGCCGACTTGGTCGTGGGCATGGCCAACCCAAGGTCATTGAACTTTCCGTCAAGGATCGCCTTCTGCCGCGCAATCTGCTCGGTATCCGTATAGAAATTCTTGAAGTAGTCTGCCGTCAGGGACTCAAAGTTTTGCAGGCTACCGAACAGGTCGATGAACTGGCTGGCCGCGTTGGCGCCCGCCAGCCCTGCCACCTTGGTGGAGTAGCCGAGCAGTTCAGCTGCATTGCGGAAAGAGGACAAGCTGGTTGACAGACGTGTCAGCGTCGCGATGGCAGTTTCATTCGAGCGGGCAAACTCACTGACCACGTACTCGCGCTTGGTGACGGTCTTCTCTTCTTCGGTTGTGACGAAGTCGTCGGAGAAGATGCCTTGCACCTGAGTCTTGATGACTTCAGTAGTGGTCTTCCAGGATCCGATCAGCTCCTGAGCCATCGCGTCCGAGCCGGCAAGGATTGCTTCGGAGATGCGCTTCTTCACCTCCTGCGCGTACTGGGCGTCCGTCAACCCCTTGCCCACTAGGTCGTCGAGCTTGATGCCAAGACCTCCGGTGTCAGGGTGGATGACATCCGTGCCCAGTGTGGTTGTGAAGTTCTTGACACCGTCTGTGGCCAGATCCAGCGACTTGGCCATGTCGATGATAGAGTTGCGGGCCAACTTCCAATCATTCTGGATCATCTCTGACCAAGCCGACTTCTGCTTGTTGGAGATGTTGTAGTCTGGACCGCTGAACAATGTGCCGGATGTGCGAGTCAGGTCATAGGACTGGATGTCTCCAGAGCCCAGCGTGCCCGACAAGCCACCGCCCACTGTCCTTGTTGTGCGGAACGCGCCAAGGGCGTTGAGGGCCAAGAGAGCTGCTCCGACGTAAGGTAGAGATGCGCCGATGTTGAATGCCGTTGATCCGGCTGAGGCGAGCGGTACCCCACTCGTGCCGGAGATCGTGGCGGCAACGCCCTCGCCTACGCTGGTAGCGAAACCCGACACACCGCCAGGACCAAAGATTGACGTGCTCAAGGCTGAGCTTCCGACTGAGCCCGACACGCTGCCCAACATGGAGTCTCCCGCCTGCCCTGCCGCCGCAGTGCTGCTCAGTCCAAGGCTACCCAGAAGAGCGCCCATGACCGGGTTGACGATGGCCTGCACCACCACGGTGATCGGCTTGCGCAGCTCGGCCATGATCAGGTTGCGCAGCTTGCCTTTGCCTGCTTGCCCGCCCTCGAACAGGCCGGTAACGATGGCGTCGGCGACGCCGTTCTTGAGAGCGGCCTCTTCGTCTTTACGGAACTTGGTGAGGGCGCGCTGACCGGAGATGTTGGCCATGTCCCCTTGCATGCCGGCAAGTGTCTTTCTCGCCCCAATCAACTTATCGAGCTCCAGGCGCTGAGCTTCGTACAGCTTATTCAACTCATCGTTGGCCTGCCCCTCCAGCGCTGCGGCCGCCCTTGCAGACTCTACCGACAATGTCTTCACTCGGATGATCTCGTCCTGTGCATACAACAGGTCGTTGATCCTCTCTGTTTCGCTTGCGGCAGCTGAGATGTACGCAGCCGACTCTGGGGTGGCATAACGCAAGGCGTCCTCCACCGACGTCACCCGACCCGCCTTGGCCCGGTTATTCGCCTCATCCCTCCAGAACTTCTCTGTGGCTGTATCGACCTCTTTAATCGCTCCTGCCGCCTTGATGGCCTGTGATCGCACGCGTGCAAGTGCGTTGTCTTCGACTGACTTGCCGTCGTTGTTCATCTTCTGCCAAAAGGTCACAGCAGCGTTGCCGATGTCAACCATCTGGCGAGTAAGGTCCTCGTCGGCTTTAGCCTTCAGCTCGGACGAGTTGACCTTGCCCTTGATACTGGCGAGGTACCTGTCATGCTGCCCCTGCAGATCTTCGATGCGCCTCGACTGAGACTCCATGTAGGCCGTCTCAGTCCTCGCTATCAGTGCAAGCTGCGCCGCCTCTGCCTCTTGGGCCAGTAAGGTCTCCTGCGCGTAAAACTGGCCGTCGCTGATGAGCTTCGCGCTGTGGCTCTCCTTCAGGAACTTCTGCTCGTTATGTTCGAATCCCTTGATGGTGGACAACTCGTCGGCGTAGCGCTTCTCAACCTGCTGAAGCTCGTTATCGTGCTTGAGGGAGAGGCCGCGACCTTTGTTGGAGCCCTCGTCTGGGTTGTACTTGTTTGACCCCTTCGGCAGGCGCGTATTGGTCGTGCCGAGGTCGGCCACCGCTTTGGATTTGGTGCGGATGGCGTCCAACATCTTCAGATAGGCGTTAATCTGCCTATCGTTGTCATCCTGCATGGCCTTGGCAGCCCCTTCCAGAGCATCAGCCTCAGCGTTGAGGTTTGCAATTCTGGACTGGTTCCCGCCTCCCACCCCGATACGGGCAACCTCTGCAGCCTCCGCTCGCTTTGTGGCGGCCTCCAGGCGCTTGAGAGAGATCTCCTCAAAGTTCAGGTCTGCCAATCGCTGTACCGTTCGATCAGCCTCGGAGTCCCTCAGTATCTGGGCAGCCAACTTATCGTCGCCTTTAGCCTTTAGAACGGCGTCCAACCTGTCCAGCTCCTTCTGCATGGACTCCATGGACACATCGAAACGCGCTTGCTCGGCCTTGGCTGCCTCACTGGCAGCCGCCTTAATCCGATCAGTGCTGTCCTTGGTCTGATCAGCGGCGTCCGCCGTCGCCCACTGGTAGACACCCCACGCTGCGGCGCCAGCCGCGAGCACCAGGCCGACCACACCCATAGCAGTGTTGACACCTATCAGTGCGGCTCTCAACGTCATCATTGACGCTTCAGCGCCCGCCGCCGCTCGCGACTGGGCTACCAGCGCGGCGTTGAACGCCAAGGTCTGCGCGGCTACACCGGCGAGCATCCCGCCAAGTGCTTGCAGTATCTTGAACCCAGCGTATGCCTCTATAAGCAGCACTACAGCGGACCTATGCTCGTACAGGTACTTGATACCGTCTACAAGCAGGCCTGTGAACTCCCCTACGCCTCTGACGACTGCAGCGAGTCCTTCCTTGAACTCGTTGGATTTGAACATGTCCCGCAACTGGATGCTGTAGTTGACGAGGTACGGAGACATCTCCTCGAAGGTTTGAATAAGTGCAGACTGCAAGGCGCTTGGCACTTGCTTCATGATGTTCTCTGTAGACGAGGCCATACCTGCCGCAGCCTTGGCTGTGAAACCGGGCGCGTCTTCCATCTGCTTCTTGATCTCGTCGAACACAGAGTTGACGTCCTTGCCGGATTCTTTAGCTGCGGTAGCCATAGCGATCAGGTCAGCAGAGAACGTCTTCATTCCTCGCTCACCGCCCAGCTTGGTGAGCATGCGTATCTGGCTCTCGAAGTCGTACCTGCTCAGCGAACCAAACAGGTCCTTCATGATTGTGGCTAGGGGTTTCAGGGCCTTCGCCTGCTCGTCAAACACGTTGACTCCGAGCTTCTCTGAGAGGATCTTTCGCGCCTCCTTACCCATCCCTATCAGCTCGTTGTACATATTGCGCACGGCGGTGCCGGCGGATGCCCCCTTGATGCCGAGGTTTGACAGTAAGGCAAGGGACACCGACGCGTCCTGCACTGATACGCCGTACTGCTGCGCGACAGTCGACGCCTGCTTGAAAGCCTCTGTCATATCCGATACAGACGACATGGAGACGGCTGCAGCCTTGGCTACTACATCCCCAGCCACTGAAGCGCGTTCGGCGGTGTACCCGAAGGCTTTGGATATGCCTATCAAGGACTCAGACGCCTTGTCGAGCGGCATCTCAGCCACCGTGGCGAAGCTCATCATCTGCGGCAGAGCAGCGAGTGCTTCCCCGGCATCCAGGCCTGCGAGGGTGAGCGTCTTCAACCCCTTGGCCAGCTCTATGGGTCCGTACTGTGTGTTCAACCCCATCTGCAGTGCTGCAGCGGACAGCTGGTTGATGGATGTTCCGCCCACTTCTCCCAGGTTCTGCATAGCGCGGATGACGCTCTCAAACTCAGTCCCGAGTTTGGCGGTCTGCACCAGCATGTTTGAGAACCCTGCGCCGGCCAGCAGCGGGACGATGTTGCCCCACGTCAACCACATCGCATTAAAGCCTGACGCCACGCCGCGAGCGGCGGAGTGGAGGTCATTCATGTGACCACTGAACATCTGCACGTCTCTCGACGCGCCGCGAGCGGCAGCACCCGTACCTGTGATGACCTCAGCCCAGTTCGGCTCTCTGTTTGACTCGATCTTGGGGGTAGGTGTCTTTGCTTGCCTGTAAATCGATTGAAGCGTGCCGTGCTGACTGCCAGTAGCGGTTGCGTTCCATGCGGAATAGTCCCCGATCCGAACCTTGTGGTCTGGTGGCAAACCTTGCATGGATTGGTTGACCATGGCCTTGGCCGCTGAAGCTGTAGCTGCCTTCTGCGCCGCCGCTATCTCTTCCGCCGCTTTGCGCTCTGCCTTGACCTTCAGGTTCAAGATGTTGTGGTAGAAGTTCAGGTCGTCCTGGAGTGCCTCCTTCTGTGCCGCCTGCTCCTTGGCCTTGTCGGCCCACATGGCCTTGCTCTGAGATTTCAGACGCTCAAGGCCCGCTTGCTGCGTCTGAGCTTGCTCAGCCCACATCACCTTGGACTGGTTCTTGAGGGTGGTCAGGGCTGCATTCTGATCGGCTGATTGGCCAGACCACATTGCCTTGGTCTGGTTCTTCAGCGACGCAAGCATCCGTGCCTGATTCTCACTGGCGTCCTTTACGAGCTGTGCTTGGTCCGCTTGCATCTGCGCCTTCAACTGCGCAGCGAAGGATTTCATCCCATCACGTGAAGGAAGACCGAAAAGAGTTCTTGTATCGTCCTCGGAGAACTTGGAGGCCGAGGAGTTCCTAGCCGACTCCATCTCTTTCTGGAGCCTTTGCCTCTCCGTGTACATCGCGTTGTACGCTTGCTGTATGGCCTTCTGGTTGTTCGCCAGATCCCTAGACAACACAGTCTGCGCGTTATAGGGGGTGTACTGCCCCTCAATCTTGACCTTGATCGTCTTCTTGCCGACCTCCGCTTCCATAGCATCGGCCACATCCTTACCCGTCTTCTTGGCCTCAGCTACTGTCCGCTGGTTGGAAGCCTGCACAGCCTTGTGCATCTTCTCAAGGACACCCACCAGACCCAAACCGATCTGGCTGAAATTCTTATCTACGCCCTTACCGATCTGGGACAGGGGGTCGTCATTGGCTGCGGCCTGCAGCATGCGCTTGAATTGCTTAAGCGCAGACTCCGCATCATTGAGGTCTATGTCGAGGGAGCCTTTGACGGTAAAGTCACTGTTGCTCATATTAGGGCTTCTTGTTCTTCTGTTGAGCCTTCACCTTTTCGGCTGCATCTGTCAGGTAGATGGAGTCGAGAAGCTGGATGACCCTCAGATACTTGGCCCTCTCGTCCGTGGTGTCAATCCCCACCACGTCAAGATAATTCCTCACCTCGGAGATGGTGATGGGGTTATGGCCGCCCATGCCCCCGGACTGCCGACTGTGGTTGCAGGCGTAGAAGGCACTCAAGAAGTCTTGATCGTCCCTCTTGAGTTTGGGCCTACGCAAAAGGGGCGGCGGAACCACCCCTGTCTTTTTGGCCTGCGCCTGAAAGGCTTTCAGGTGCGGGCCCCACTTGAGCTGCCAGCTCAGGAAGTCTGAGAGTCGTTTCCCAGTTCTTCTTCCTGCTTGATCTTGTAGGCTTCAAAGCTCTCGGAGAAGCCAACAATCTTCTTGCGGAAGTCCTTGATCTGCAGGAGCAGACGTGCGTTCAGACGGCTGTACTCCATTTCCTTGCCTTGGTACTGAATGTCTTCCCAGTCCAGCAGGATGGTGTCAGCGATCACGTCAACCAGAACCTTCTCGGCCAAGTCGTTGGCGTCGTCGCCCATGGTCTCTAGGTCCAGCTTGTTTTCTTCGAGCTTCTTGCGAAGCAGCTTGACGTACTTTTGGTTGCCGGAGCGGGCAACCTTCACACGGGTGGTCTTACCCATGTTGAACCATTTGCCCTCGGTCTCGAGAGCTTCGTCGGTGGCGAATGTGGCAAAAATGTCCATTGTTGTACTTCTTCTTGGCGGAGATCACCCGTAACCCACGGGAGAAGGGATCGGGGGCATCGAGGCCCCCGGATTCTTATTACGCAGAGATGGCGCGTGTGATGCGGATACCGCGGCCAGTGCCTGCGTTGTAGAAGGCGTCGAAAGGCAAGCTCAACATCACGTCGGAGTCTTTGCCGCCGGGCTTCAGGCCGCCGTCCTTGAACTTGACCTTGTCCATTTCAAACAGATAGCCGTTGCCCAATTGGTCGGCCATGCCGATTGCCAGGCTGGTGGTGGTGCCGTTCAGCCACTTGCTGTAGTAGGTGGCGTCCTCGAAGTACACCTCCAGAGAGCCGCTAACGGCCAGCTCACCGGAACCGATGCCAGCGTTGCCGAACACACCGACAGCCTTCTGGGCACGCAGGTTGTTGGCGATGTTCAGGCTGACGGACTTGATGAAAGAGCCTGCGGACAATAGGTTCGCGCCGTTCTCCATCACGAGGCCAACGTCGGTCACAGCGTTCATGGGGTCCAGAGACTGGCTGGCCACGGGGCTGCCGGGCAGAGTCGTGGTCTGGGTGATGCCGTGAGACATGCCCATGAAGTCGAACGAACCGGTGATGATCGAGCCAACGTCCAGCTTCAGGTCCATGGAGTTGGTCTGCATGCCGCGGAACTGCAGCAACTGAGCGATGTCGGTCTGGTCGTACTCGAACGTGAAGAACTTGGCAGTGTTGCCGTTGCTCACCACAGACTGAGTCACAGAGAAGCCAGCCACAGCAGTGATGCCCAAACCAGCGCCGCTGATCTGAGTGGCTGCGTCCAGAGTGATCTCGGTGGAGGTAGTAGAGGCCACCTTGAACCACTTGTCAGCGAAGTAGGTCTTCACTGTGTCGCTCGCGCCTGCAGGTGGGTTCAGCTTGAACCAAGAGCCGGCAGCCAGACCGGTGAAAGCGGAGCCGCCTGTGGGGGCTGCGCCGGCAGTGATCTTGCCAGCTGTGGTTGTGCAGGAGAAAGTGGAGCCGAGGCCATTGGTGCCGTAGTGGGCGAATGCGCCGTACACCGAGGCTTCGATGAACGGGTCGTATTCTTTACCAGACAGCTCGAAGTCGAAGCCGCCGCTGACATCGATGTCCACGTTGGTGGAACCGGACACCATGCGGGTAGAAGAGATCTCGTTGGACTTGACCGATTTGACGGAAGCCTTCAAGGTCGGATTGGTGACCCGCAAGTTGACACCGTTGCCGGCAACGGGCGTGACGTTTTGGGTCACCTCGGGGATGTAGCGCAGTTGGCCAAAGGCGCCGGACGCGTAGGTCATGGGTATCTCCAATCAGGCAGAAAATGTTTCAAACCAGACTGGACGAGCTTTTCGAAAAAAGCAATCCCCCTATACGAAAAAATTATTCGTTGAGAAGGAAGGGAACCAAGACCCCTGTTCGGTGCCAGCCCTTTGCCGGGTTGGGCACTTTGCGCTGGGGCATCGTGGTGATGCCGCCTGCTAGCCGCTTGGACTTCAACAGGGAGACCAAGCCATCGACGATCTCATCCCCGCTGGCTGTTCCGGTGGCCTGCTTGGCGTAGACGTCCACACTGATGGCCCCGCTGTGCCGACCTCTGCCGCCCTGCCCCACCTCAATCAGCTGCGCCCCATAGAAGCGCAGCTCAACATCGACAAAGAGGTCGCCGACGGAGGCTTCATCCACCTCCGGCCCGTTCTCCCACATGACGAACACGCCGGGGTGGTTGGCAGACAGGTGGCCATCGAGCAGGGAGAAGACGGCAGATCGGAAGGCTTGCGTGGTCATAGGTTGGTGAATGCCTGCCGGCTTCCTCTGAATGTGAACGGGCCTCGGCCAGTCGGTGAGCGGGCTAGCTGAACCAACATGATGGTCTCAGCCACTGTTTCATAGGGCTTGTTCACGCCACGTAGCTTCTCTACCCAGTACCCAGACTCCTGCAGAGATGTGATGTAGTTCTCACTTCTCTTGCCGCCGTCCGTGTCACCCTGCACGTTGTTGGAAAAGAATACCTTGGATCTGCGCTTGATCAGATCAAACTTGTGCTCGTTGCGCGCCCACGCAGCCATTACAGCATCTTGGTGCCCCTTGGATAGAGCTGAATCTGCTTTGTAGAACTGACCGTTCTTCTTGTGGCGGCCGGTCAACATATTGACCACCTTCCCCACAGAGTCGTCTTGGTAGCTCAGATCTGGTGCGTCTATCCCGACCTGCCAGTGCGCCGTCGCCCTGCCCGTGAACTGCGGGGTTTCATTCAGGATGCGCCAGAATATCTCTCTAGCAACATCACGGTACTCCGCCACGAGTGTCTCCTCCGCCCGGAGAATGACCATGGCGGAGGCCTTATCGAATGACCGCAGATCAACCTTCACCGCTGCCTCGCGTGGATCAACTTGCAGCCAAACTCTTCGCGGATGGCCAGCACGGTGTACTTGAACGCGCCGTAGGTAATCTCTGTGGCGGTGGACACGGTGGCAGAGGCTGGCAGCACCCAGGTGCAATCGCCCTCTTGGTAACGCTCGTCGAGCTGGTCATCGTACGCAAACATATCCTGCCACCGCACACGCCACGCACTGACGGCAGTGTTCGTCGGACTGGTGTAACCGCCGGCCGCCGGAGAGTATGTGCGGGTGGTCAGGGTGACGGACGCCGCGTCAGGCATCCCCTGCTCCGTGCCCTCAGCCTGCACGAACCCGGAGGCGTGGGTGGTACGGGCACCCACCAAAACGGTTGTTTCACCCAGAACGATCACATCGCCCAACTGGACTGTGGTGCTGGACGGCAGGATGGCGGCGAACTTTTGTGGGGTCCGGCTGGAAACCTCCATCTCTTTCTTGTCCGCAACCCACTGTACATCGCCCCACACCTGTGCAGCAGGTGTACCGGTGAGGAAGCCTGACAGGCGGTACACAGACACCTGACCTGTCACTTTATGGAGCACATGTTTGCGGCGGTGTTCATTCTCCCAGCCGTCAGATTGTCCCTCACCGATCATCCACTTGGTGCCGTAGGCGCTGATGACCCGGCCCACCGGAACCACTGTGTCTGGGTGGACAGAAAGGATACGGCGGTAGGCCGTGTAGGCGTCCCGCTTGCTCTCGTCGAAGGCCAGGATCTGGCAGTGAAACAGCAAAGCGCCAGAGACTGGATCCCGCGCAGGGATCTTGTCAAAGAAGCTGGCGACGTCGACCAGCTCCATGGTCACGCTCCGGTTACAGGGTCATAGGATCGGCTCGACAAGGCGAGTCCAGCAGGCATTCCGTAGAATGCCGCTGAAGTCGCCCCAGCGTAGGCGGCGAAAGCATCCACAAGGTCTTGCCGCGCCTGTTGGAACATCATGTCGACTCGTTCGAGGACGTCACGGTAGGGTGAATCTGCGTATCGGCTGAACCCGGACTTGTCGTCATTGAGGCTCTTTGGCGCGGAAAGGCCAAGTGGAGCTCCCGCCTGTCGCGCCACCGCGTAGACGGAGAAGACCTGAACAGCTTCCTTGAAGGTCTGCTCCGCACTGGTCAGGGCGGACAGCCCATTGACGGTGGAAAAAGCGGCAGGCAGTGACGGCGAGATCCGGTTGAGTTCTCGCTTCAAGCCCATCTCGTAGATGGGCAAGTCCAGCACTTCGTCCTTGATCTCACTCTGCGTGATACCGAGGACAGCACGAACTTCGTCGTTGGTGCAGTAAGGTGTCAAAGCCATGCCGAAACCCCGCCAAGGGTATTAGTCGACCACGATTTCGAGCTTGCCTGAATCGATCTGAAGCTGGACCCAAGGGTCGATCTCGACCTTCTTCTCCTCGCCGTCGCCGATGCGGGTGTTGCTGTGCAGGATCAGGAAGTCGCCGACGAGAGAGCGCACGCGAGCAACCTTTGGCTTTGCTTCTTTCGTTGCTTTGGGTGGCTTCCCTGATGTGGTTTCCGGCTGCACGTGGTCAGTCTTGGCGGTGTCTACGTCACTCATTTTGGTTTCCTTGCGGTGGTGGAGAAAAAGAGGGCGGCCAAAGCCGCCCTCCTCATTCAGACCTATCAGGAGTAGGTCAGAACCTCGAACGCCTCGTCGAACAGGCGGTAAGCCATCTCGCCGGAGTCCACGCGCAGGGCAGTGGCACGGCGCAGGGCGAACTGCTCGACGGCGCTGTACTGGGCCATCAGGCTGGACACGCGGTGCACGCCGTAACGTGCGTCGACGCCCATGATGGTGCCGGCAGGCCAGCTGGCGTTTTCGATCAGGATCACCGTCACGTTGCTTTCCCACTTGGGGTTGGCCACATTGAAGGTGGTGTTGGTGCGTTGAGTCACACCGTTGATGTTGTCGCTGTAGTTGGGGCGACCGGAGCGCAGCTCGATGGCCAACATGCCTTCAACGTCGGTCACCACGTGGGTGATCTTGCGCTTCTTGCTGTTGGTGCCCAGCCACTTGATCCAAGCCTTGTGGCTGATGCCGGTGGTGGAGGTGCTGTCCAGAGACACAGCGGTCACGACCTTGTTGGAGATGGTGCTCAGAGCGGCCATACCCAGATCCACGTCACCGTTCAACAGGGACAGGATGAAGTTGTGGGCACGTTCGTTCTTCTCCACAGCGGCTTGACGAGCCATGGCCAGACCTACCAGGTCGATAGGTGTGGAGGCCAAGGCTTGCTCGGAGATCTCCATACCGATACCCCACGTGGGGATACGCATCGACTTGTCGCTGGCAGTGATGCTCAGCATGGTCTGGGGCTTGGCCAACTGGGCCACAGGCATCGCACGACCCTTTTCAGCTTCGGAGAAGTTGAGCACAGGGCGCTCGAACTTGTCGGTAGCGATGGTGTCGTCCTGAGCCACCAAGCCGTTGAAGGCGTCGGCGTCAGAGGTCAGGTCCACAGCCAGCTTGTTCTCGATGATGCCGAGAATGGTGGCAGGGAACAGAATGCGCGATGCGGGGATGCCTTCGCGTGTGATCAGGCCATTGGCTTCCTTGGGTGCCAGGACTTCTTGCATCGTGCTTGCGCGGATGCCGAATTCCTTGTTGCCCTTGACGAACACACCACACTGTTCCATCAGCTGCTCGTAGGTCGAGCCATGCTTTTCGGCGTTGGTGGGGTAGCGATTGGCCAGCAGCTGAGGCAGGCTTTGACCCGCGTCTGCGGCGTCTTTGTACAGATCCAGCGACAGGTCGACTGGCAACTTGTCGCCGTTTGCGGCGATGTAAACGAGGCTCATGGAGTTACTCCTGTTGTTCTTGTTGTTGAGCTGCGCCGCTGATCAGCAGAGGGATTCGATCACAGCGGTTTGACCCACTGCTGTCGTGCCGTCCAGAGACACCACGCGCCACTTGAAGTTCAAGGTGTTGCCAGCGGCAGTAGCCTTGCAGACCTTGGGGTACACACCGGTGCCCAGAGCGGTACCGCGTGCGACAACGGTGCCACACACAACGTAGTCGCCAACAGCGATCACACCGGTGCCGGGCGTAGCCTGCAGACCGTCCAGAGTCACGCGAACGCGTCCTTCAACTGCCACAGAGCCGAGGTTGTAGCCGTCGGCGGGAGCGGGATAGTTGGCGGCTACCAACACGCCCTCGATCTCGTCGCCCACAGCGCACAGACCATACTGGCTGTCGCCTTTGAGCTTCAGGAACTTGCCGGTGTCGGCGTCCAGCAGTTGGTTGGATGCGCCCGTACCGTCAGCGGTACGGGCAGTGATGACTTCGGTCGAATCGACCAAGGGTCCGAACTTGAATTTCGCCATGGTGAGTTACTCCTTACTTGAGGCGAGTCGCTTGAATACGGGCCTGACGAGCCGGATCCGGCTGCGAGACTGCCCCTTCCTGAGGCGCTGCAGCGGAAACCGCTGCAACACCGCCAGACTTGAACTTGGCCTCGAAAGTCGAGCGCAGAGTGCCGTGCTCGGCCAACAAGGCCTCGTCATTGGCTGCGGCCACGCCACCGGGCATGCCCAGAGCCACTTTCATGCGGTCAACGCTGGCCTGTGCAATGAAGCGCAGACCCGCGTTTGCGTTCTTGGCGCCCTCGAGCTCAGCCTTCATAGACTTCATCTCGACGGACAGCTCGATGACCTTGTCCTGAGAGGCTTGCAACTGCGCCTGCAGGACTTGGACGATGGATGTTTCGGGAGCGGCGGAGGCTTCGGGCGCCTGTGCGGCTTCCGGTTCGGCTTGAGAGGCTTCCGCTGCGGGGGCAGCTGCTTGCTCAGGCTGCTCGATGGAAGCCTCTACGGCTGCACCGGCGCCTTCGGCCAGTGCGGCCAATTGCTGTTCAGTGAGGGCTTTCTTCATGGTGGTACCTTGAATGACGTTCGATCCAGACTGGAGAGGGTTTTGAGAAAAAGCAATCCCCCCTGCTGCAAAAATTTCTGCAGAGGCTTGTGCAACGGCGTTTTGGGGCGCAGACATGCGCGTAAACGCGTTCCGTGGCTCAGGTTGAATGTCGGATTCCACACGGGAGATCAGCTTGTCGAAGCTCGTCACGCCATCCAGCAGGCCGGCCTCAACGCCTTTGGCGCCGATGAACACGCGGCCCTCGCCGGCCGTCTTGTTGAACGTGTCGATGTTCATGCCGCGTCGCTCGGCGACGTAGCCGGCAAACATGCCGTAGAGTTGGTCGAGCTGAGCCTGAACAGCTGCTTGGGATTTTTCGTTCAGCTTGTCGAGTGGATGCCCTTGGGCCTTGAACTCGCCAGAGCGAATCACGGCGGTGTCAATACCCATCTCCTCGTACATGCGCTTGTAGCTCTGCATGACGGTGATGACGCCAACGGAACCGACCTCGGCCGTATCGGACCCGTAGATGGCTCGAGCAGACGACCCAAGCCAGTACGCCGCGCTGCAGCAGCTGGAGTCCGTGTGGGCGTAGACGGGTTTGATCTTGTCAACCTGACGGATCAACTGCGCGGTGTCGCTGACCCCATTGACAGCACCGCCACCAGAGGAGATGTCCAACAGGACAGCTTTCACCGATGGGTCCGAAGCGGCCTGAATCAGTGCTGTTCGGATCTCTGAGTACGTCGTGGAGTAGTTGCCGTATCCGGCTGACCCGTTGGTCAGCGACCCACGCACACCAACAACAGCGATAGAGCCTTGCACGTCCAGTAAACGCGATCGCTCGTCGTCCTGAGGGCGGCTCGGCGGCTGGTAACCGTGCTTCAACTGGATGGCGGCCTGCGTGACGTACTGCAGAAGCAGGTCCTCACTACCGGCCCAGAACTTTCCTAGCTCGTGCAACATGTGTATGCCTTTTGTGTGTATGATGTGGGCATGAAAAGAGTCAACTACTTCCTACCAGAGCCTCTCCTGGAGCAGCTGAAAAAGCTGGCAGACCAAAGAGATGTGTCCGTCTCAGAGCTTGTTCGTCAAGCGATACAGGAGTTCTTGAAGCGTCAGTGACCTTCGTGTTCGTAAACCCCAAAAGCCGCCGAAAAGAGTTGGAAATGGAACAAGAGATTTGGAAGCCCGTAGTCGGGTATGAAGGCCGATACGAGGTCAGTAACTTGGGCAGGGTTAAAAGCCTTCCTCGTTGCTTGATACGTGCTAACGGCAGGGCGCACCCACAGCCCGAGAAGATCTTCAAGCAGTCACCCGACCGCGCTGGGTATATGAGAGTGGGGCTGTACTCTCTGGACAATGCCAAGCGGTTGAACAAGCTGGTCCACCGTTTAGTTTGCGAGGCCTTCCATGGACCGAGCATCGGCGATAAGAAGTTCGTAAACCATAAAGACCTGAATAAGGCCAACAACCTAGTGGACAACCTGGAGTGGGTTACTAACCAAGAAAACATGGACCACGCAGCTGCCCACGGCGTATACAACCCAATACGCCGTAAGTCTCCGGTCCCCAGGCAATCAGTATCGACTGAAGTAGCTTTACGACTGAAGGTCGAGGTGGAGAGCGGAATATCGTCAGGCACCTTAGACATTCCTGAGCTGTCCCGCAGATTTGGGATGTCCGTCGTCGCTGTGCGCTGCATTGCGTCAGGACTGACCTGGAGCGACGTGCAGAAGCGCCACCGAGTGAAGCGGCCCCTTAACAACCCCTTTGTAAATACGGGGCGTCGGGTGAAGCTCACCCCTGCTTCCGTATTGGAGATGCGTTCCTTGGCCGGTACGCTCTCATACGCCGAGCTCGGAAGGCGCTTCGGAGTGTCTTGGACCACCGCAAGAGGTGTCGTTTTGGGTTTGTACTGGAAGGGCCCCACAACCTCTCCTTAGATCACGCGGACCAACGACGCTGCCGGGCCCTTGCTTTGAGTGGGTGTATCCGGCGCGTTGGCCTTGTCCTTGGTGGACTGGCTGCTTCCCGGGCTGCCGGTGGTGCTGTAGGGGTTG